ATAGTTGCGGCGGATCGACAGTATTTGGCCGTTGTCCTGAGAAATAGTTACAATGTAAGGGATCTTAATACCCGTAAACTCACCATCTTCCCCAACATCCTCGTAACCCTCAAGATCCAAATCAACATGGCACTCTAACAAAGTGCAGTCATAATCAACCTGATTTGGCTCAAAACCCTCAATGCGGTCAAGCTCACCACGAATACCCGTAACCTCCTCCTGAGAAGGAATTACGTCTATGTCAAGATATACGCCAGAAACCTGCTTCTTGCGCAAATCGTTCAAATCCATACGCACAACCTGCGTAATGTTAGGACAAGTGTCTAAATCAGAAGTGTCGTAAGGAACTACAAGATTCTCCGCAGGAACAAACTTGCTGATCGCACGGTCCATAGTTTCATCGTAATAAATCTTTTTAAACGTACTTCCCGCTAACGGTAAATAAAACAACATCTGATCCATGTCAGGAGTGTAATCCTCCATGACATTCGTAATGTAGTAATTCATAAACTGCTTAACACGATGAGCCTGATCCTGCTTTTCTCGCGTGTCTTTGCCCAAAACAACCGCCCGAACAGGACCACTAGAAGGCAATAACTCATTAAACGCTTGCGCCTGAAATTGCGTAGCAGCCTCGGCCAACAAAGGATGAGTCACACCACTCGCACCGCGGAACGGTGTAGTGCGCTCCTCGTAGTTAAAACCTAAAAGATCTAAACCATTCTTGTAAGTGTCTTCCCACTCCTGACGACTAGACTTGTTAGAATCAAACGCACCAAGCAAATCAGAAGCAATGCTGCTTAACTCGCGGTCCGGCATCTCTTCCGCCAAGTTTGAGTAAAACTCTTCAGAATCCCCGCGCATGTCACTCGGGTCAAAGTCAACAATAACTCCGCCGTCGTCGTCCTCGGTAATCTCAATCTCCGGAGCATCCGGGTCAAAGTCCGCAGACATTAAGTACGGGTCAGCACCAGAATCAGGAATCTCAATCTCTAATTCAGCGCGTAAAGTATCCTCGTCCAACTGACTTGGAACGTTAGTATCCATTAATCCGCCAATAGCCATAAGGCCCTCCGTCAATAATATACCCGCACCCTAGCAGAAACTTCGTCGTCATGCCAATCATCTGTTGGCAATTGGACAAAATTACCCTGCCGATAGCGCATTAAGGCTTGTGTCATGCTGTCAACCAAGTCGTCATGCTCCCCATTCGGAAACGCCGCAACCTCTTCAATCAACTCGTCAGCCCAAACTTTGTCAGGGGCCCAAACCATACCAGACTCTAACATAGGACTTATAGCGTGTACTCGACTAATCTTATCATTACCCCTGCTCGGAGTAAAGTTAACCACAGGTATACCCACATTTCTAAGCTCGTGAGTCAATGGTAAACCACTAGCCTTCGCCTCAATGATAACCGTGTCAGGATCCCAAAACTTGTACTCCTCAAAAGCTATAGCTTTCAATTCTGGAAAATCCCAACGCCCCTTTTTACTGTCTAACAAAATTAAATTAGGTCCGCTCCCGCCCTCGTTAGGATAAAACACACCCCAAGTGGTAATAGCCGAAAAATCCGCAGTCTCACGCTTGCTAAAAGCCGTGTCGTAACTCTGAATCACATACTCTAACTGAGGAATAACCTCCTTCTCCCAACGACGCCACCACTCCCGAGGTATGATCGCATTCTCCTCACCAGTAGGATTCTGCTGATACTGAGCATTCCACTTGCTCGGAGGTATAGATGCGCGGACCGCAGTTAAATCCTCCAAACTCCAATACTCAGGCCAACAAGGAGTCTCGTCATCAAAAATAGCAGGTAACTCAACAACCTCCCACTGATCCGCTAAAGGATCCTTCGCCATCGCCTTCAATAACTGACCCGTCATGTCCTTCTCAGACCAACGAGTCTGTACCAAAACTATAGAACCACCCGGCTGTAAACGCTGGCGAGGACCACCAGTGTACCAATCCCAAGCATCGTCAAAACCATGCGCACTCATCGCAGTCTGCTCCGAATGAGGGTCGTCAATAATAATTAAATCACCACCACGACCCGCTAAATTCGAACCAACACCAACAGCATAATACATCCCACCAGCACTCGTGTCCCACCGACCGCTGGCCTTGCTGTCAGCAGCTAACTTAACGTCAGGAAATACCGTCTTGTAACTGTCCATGTCCAAAAGATTCTTAGTCTTACGACCAAAGTTAACAGCCAACTCAGTCGTGTGAGTCGCCTGAATGATCTTCATACTAGGATTCCTACCCATCATCCACGCAGGAAACAAAAACGAGGCAAACTCACTCTTCGTATGCCGCGGGGCCATATTGATAATCAAACGCTTTAAATCGCCGCTCGCGACCCGCTCAAGCTTCTCCGCAATAATTTTGTGATGTCTTCCCGCTATAAACTCCGGCCATTGAGAGCGTACAAATTCTAAAAAATTTAATTGGCAACTTTCGTTCTTGGCGATTTGAGCGAGCCTTAACTCAAGCTTCAAAGCCTTTTCTTGCTGTGCTGGATTTAAGTTGGAACTCATCGGGACCCTATCTGTTTATGGGACTATATGCCTTTTTATAGGATAGTTATAGGCCATATCAAAATATATGTAAATATTTGAGAGAAACATGGCCCTAGCCCCCGCCCCGGCGAATGGGGGGCCGCGGGCGTCGTAACGCGAATTTTGGTTAAAAAACAGGGGTTTCTGACCCGATATAGAAGGGACCCGGGCGAATGCTAAGGCCGTCGGATCGCGGACCGCGGGCCATTGGCTGGATCGTTGGACGCTGGATCGTTGCGTCGCGCAGCTGCGCATTGGATCGCTGGACGCTGGATCGTTGCGCGTTTGATCGTTGCGTCGCGCAGCTGCGCATTGGATCGCTGGACGCTGGATCGTTGCGCGTTTGATATGCGACATGGCTAAAACTTTGGAAAGTTTAGCGCGATGAAAAGGCACAATTTAATTTTCCCAGGATGCGAAAAAGTAAACCGTTCATATGCGACCTTTGGCGGATGCGATAAAGTGGCGGCGCTCGATCCAATTATCGCGGGCCGCGGACATCGATCCCCGTAGGTTTGGGCTAGAGGCGGAGGGCGCGGCCTTCCTTGTTGCACTAATTAAAGATACGGCCATAAAAAAGGCCCGCACAATGGCGGGCCAGTCGTTCTAGATGTTTGGAGGGGGTTAACTTTCCCTAGAAGAAATGTCTAACAGAGCGCGGCTTAAAGCTCGTTTGATGCGAACTGGCGGCGATACCAACGCATCCATGCCATCAATAAGCCAAGCCAATTCTCGGGCGGTAAACGTAACATGAATGGATGGGATCAGATGAACAACACCGTCGGCCCCTGTTTTTTGTAAAGTTTTCATGACAAGTCGATCGATACAACGATATCACCATCGCGGATCATATCGCGAACGGTGTCGCGGGTTTCGTCGTCGCGATCGTTATCACTGGACGCGCTGTCGATCCGGTCGTCGACATAGCTTTCAAGGCCGGAAATGTCATCGGGCTCTAAAGCATCCTTGAAGCCCTCGAGCGTTTCAAGACGGGCCTCGAGGGCGTCCAGTTGAATGTTATCGGTCAGGGCTATTTTAAGACGTTCATCCATTCGTTGATTAAGGGCGGGCTCAACCGCGGCCAATAAAGCGGAAGAAATGTTGAGCTTGTCGTTTAGCTCGCAAGAAATTTGATTGTTATTCCTCTCTAGAATGAAAACATGGTCGCGCAAGTTTTGAATATCTTGAATTGCACCGCGCAAATCACTGGCGGTTTGCAAAGCATTGTGTTGACGGTCTCTAGATGTGTCAGACGACGCTATATCGTCGTTTTGGCCGCGCTTATAAAAGTTTGAGGCACTGTCTTCTAAGCGGTCTAGGTTTGATTTAAGATCGATCATTGTTACATTCTCCAAATGTATGTTTATGGTGGGAAGCCCACCACATGTATTTTTTTGCACGTATGGGAGTTTTAGTCAAACCAATAAAAAAAGGCCCGCGCAATGGCGGGCCGATCGTTACAGTATATAGAGAGGGTTTAGGCGGCTACGCGCTGCCAATCTCTAGCGGACATATTGAGCAATTGGCCCCCGCGTTGTTGCCATTGGTCAACATCGTCAACGTCGGACCGATGCGCCACGGCGGTGACAGCGTTGACAAGGGTAGCACGGGAAAGGGGCTTGGACTGCTCAAACCCGCTTTGACCGATGGTTGACAGAAGGCCGTTCAAAACGTCGCTATTCTCTTTTTTAGTTAACTGCATAACTTTCCCTAAGTTATTAACAACGTCGGTCACATCGGTTGCAACACCGTCAATAACATCAAGCGCGGCCATGCGCATTTGGTTGCAGATATCGTCAAACGTTTCACGGCTGGAATAGTGGGCCACCAAATCACGCAATTTCAATTCAAGCGCGTGATTGTCCGCGTCTTTAGCGTCGTCCGAAAGTAAGCCCCAGTGATCCCCGTCACGAGCGCTTGTAATATGGCTGGATCGGGTTTTGTTTTGGGTTTGCATCCCGTTGGTGCAAGCCAAGGTCCAAGCAATTTGATAAACGTTAACTGATCCAGCGCCTACCTCACTATTTCCAAACCCCATTCCATTGGCCATATGGTCACCAACATTTGCACCCGTGCCCAATTGCTCTAAAGATTTTAGGCGCAAATACATTCTTTTTTCGGATAGATCGGCACTTACCACCTGCAACGGTAATTCCATTAGCTGGGGCAAGCAAGCTTGGAGCAAGTTAACATTGTCAAAAGTTTTAAACTTATCCGAAACAAAAGCGCGGGCAGTTCCAAAGGTTTCGGTTTCAAGATGGGTTCGGATCATTCGAACGGTGGCCTCATTTTCCCAGATAGCATTCAAAAGATTATCAAATTGCTTGGAATAACCGGACTGCAACCGTCGCGCGGT